CAGCAAGCCGTTTGCGTCCCATTCGCGCATTCGTCTGTCCATGTCATCAAGGTATTTCCGGCTTTTCTTGCTCTCTTCTCTAAGTGCCTTTATGTCCTTTTTCATCTCAGCCATTTCGATGACGTTACCGCCGTCCTTGACCCGTGCCGGATAGCCCCCCTTCGGCGAAACGATCAACTCTGTTCCGTGAAGGGTTGCTTGGTACCCCGTTTCCGGCCCCGATGAGATACCGCCATAAGCGAAGCCCCTGGCCGCCTTGATAGCCTGGTATTCGGGCGATTCCATCATCCAGTCCATGATCTGATCAAGGGAGTAGCCGGAGGTATAGGCTGATTTCCAGTAGTTGTAACCGGCCACGTCCGTAACCCCTTCCGCATTCGGCGCGAGAGGATTGCGGTTGAGGAGCATGCTGTAGAGGTTCAGGATTGGGTCGCCCGTGCCGCCGTTCGTGATGTAATCGCTTACGCCGGGTGTAATGTTGCCTGTCGAGGCCTGTATTGCCGCAAGCTGGCTGATGGCCTGAGCCAAGGTAAGCACACTATTGTCTATGCCCATGAGGGCATCATAAAGAGTGTCCAGTTTGGCAAGCTCGTCCTCGTACCAGTCCTTGAGGATATCGATTTGCTCCTGAATGAGCTGCACCGTCCGCTCTGCCGCCGATAATTGCTTTTGCGCCTCAGCTTCGATGCTTGAAAACTGGTTGTAGACCTTCCAGTAATCCCGCTGATAGTCGATGGCGCTTGAGTAGTATTTGGCGTTGTTGGGAGTGGTAAGGTACTCTGATATCTTATTGATCTGGTCAACGCTCGGCAACCGGCCCCTTTGTGCCTGTTCTGCGTACTGACCGAGCTTCGCCATTGACCATTCGTACATGCCTTTGAGGTATGCCTGATCTTCCAGTCGCATAGCTTCTTTGGCTTTTTTGAGGGCGTTGACGACATTCGTTAAATCGGAAACTATGTCCTTGGCTGCCTCAAAGCGCTTGTTGAGAATTTCAAGCTGTTCGTTGTACTGGTCAGTGATGGAGCTTTTCTCTGTGTCTATGGCGCCGGAAAGAAGATCCTCCATGCGCCGTTCCATATAGTCGTAATACTGGTCCGCTGCCTGGGAGAGACGCATGAGAGCGTAATAGGCGTCCTGGCCGGACTCTGTGGTAAGGTCCAGACCTTCGACCAAATCGGCGTAGCCCTCCCGTGTGGCTGGTAAGGTCATGTTGTACGTGTCGAGTATCGCGTTTAACCGTTCCCCGGTGTTGATCAGCTTCTCCTGGTCGGTCAAGAAGGCGTCTATGTACGTGGTCATGTAGCCCTGAAGGGTGTCGAGGTCGCCAGCAAGTTTGATCAGCCCTTCGGCGAAGTAAATAGCGTCTTCGGCTGTACCTTCGAACGCCATGCCGATTTGATCCAGGGCATCGAGGATGATCGCCTTGTCGGTAACGACACGGATCATGGTTTCATATAAACCCTCTCCGACCTTCTGGAACTGCAAAAGGAAATCACCGAACAGGGCCGTCGTTGCCGTATCAGCGATTGCATTGATCCAGGTCTGGAACGCCTCCTCGATCTCACCGGCCGTTTTGTCCTTGAGGTTCAGTTCCGGCACTTCAAACGTGTATGAGAACAGTTCCTCCATCTTTTCGGCACTGTCCATGCCTATCTGTCCGGCAGCCTCGACCAGAGTTGAAGCGAGGTTGTAGAAGACCAGTTCGAACGGGTTTTCTTCCGCGGCGGTCATTGCCGTTGTCGTTGTCTTGTTTTTCCTGCTCACATGGGTAAAACTTTTCTTCTTGATCTGATAATCCACGAAATAGTACGCGTCGATGACATCGCCGACGCTGTTCAGGATGTCCACGATTGCGGCCGGATTAACCCCTACGCCATAACCGGTGATTTTGGTGGATGTGGAAGAAATGAAATTACCGATACCGCCAATGATTGAACTGACCAAATCAAATGGAGCGGCCAGCAACGTACCTATAAATGGGATAGATCGCAATAAGTCAGTAATGCCAAGTTGGTCTAACCACCATTCTGGATTCAATGCCGCTTGCCACAGAACATTATTCCCAAACCCTACAGTACCTTCATTTACGCCCCCGACAACGCTCGCCAGAGATCCGGTTGCGCCGGACTGAAGCATGCCCCTGACTATGCCGGTGATGTTCGTGTTAAGCTCTTTGACCTGCCGATGGATGCCTTGTAATTCCACGTATGATTCAGCGTCGACCTCATTCAGCATATCAAGGGCATTCTGAATGCTCTTTGATGCTTCGCCAGCGTCACCACCAAGGACGGTTGAATTTGATTCCCAGAAGGCAGGGGTTGATGAGGAGGAACTTGAGCCGCCACCGTTAATGGATTCACCAATGGTCCCGAGCAAGGCCCCCATAGTGGCCGCCATAGCAGCGATGCGGGCAAAGGCGGTGTAAGGGTCGCCAAGGCCCTGATTGGCTACAGCCGCCACTGCGTTGACAACGGCTACGGCCCTTTGAGCTATTTCAAATGCTTGCGCTGCGGCCTGCCAGTTTTGAGCATCCTTTGAGCCTTCCTTGTAGAGCCTGCTGATGCCATCAAAAAGATCAGAAAAACCGCCGAACATATCGATGACGGATTGAGTCTTTTTGAGGAAGGCCTTCTGAATCTCCTCGCCCTTCTTCTGGTTGGCCAGCATGAAGGCCAGTTCTTCACCGTAAAGCTCGGCGTTGGCCTTTCTCTCGGCTTCAATGGCTTCAAGGCGTTTGGCGAGGGTTTCGTCCTCCATGCCGTTTATCTGGTCGTAAAACTGCGCGTAATTGGCGGCATTGTATAACTCTTTCTGCGCGTCAAGGAGGATGTATGCCCGGTCAATCTGCGATTGAGGGACAAGGCCCTCTGCGGCCTCAACGTCTTTCATGGCCTTGGTGTATTGCCGAGTGGCCCCCAGGACAGGATCGATCGCATCGTAAAGGGAATTGAAGGTGTCTATGGCCCTATTTTTGGCGGCAAGGTCCTTGATTATGGCATCCGTTTCGTCCTTCACACCATCAACGGCTATCTTGCGCTGCCGTTCAGTCTCCTTTTGAGCAGCAAGACCGTCTTTCATGCGCTGCACCTGATCGACAGCCGCGAATGTCATATCCCGCTCGACGCCCTTTAACCCCTCAAACTGCCGTTTGGTGTTTTCTGCTTCAAAGGCGTTTTTCTGTAATTCCTGACGGAGATGTTCGAGACCACCAAGCTCGACCTCTTGAGACGCGGTGATCCTGAACTTTTGGGCCTGTTCAATGAGCTTTGCATAGTCGTCGGCGGCTTTCTTGGCGCTACCGTCGTCATCCTGAGCCGGATTAAGTTGTATGGCTGCGGCCTTCTTGGCATCCTCGGTCACCTTGGCCATCTTTTTCTGCTCTTCCAGTATTCTGCTGCGGGCCGCGAATAATTGGTCGAGTTCCTTCTGGTAAGGGTTCACACCCCGGTTTTGAGCTTGGGCGTATAGATCCCCTGCCGTCGGCATTGCCTTCATTTTCTTGGTGTACTCGTCGATCCTCTTGTTGATGGTGTCCAGGTCGTTACCAGCAAGAAGCCGGTTCCATTCCTTCTGTTTGTCAATAACGGCCATGACACCATACGTCGCTGCCCCTACGGCTATCCCGATAACCCCAAACCTCGATGCGAGTGTAAGGAGCGCCCTAGACGCCAGAATCTCCACGACTTGCACGAGTTCCTTCATGATGCCGACAAGCTTCCCTGTTTCGATGGCTGTTGCAATAACCCCGGATATGTATATCCCCGTCATCGTGGACGACAGGATGATAAGCTGACGCCCGAAGTTCGTAACGGCATAGGTAGCTGCCTCAAACGGTGCTGCAATCCCGGTCACTACACCTTTGAGCACATTCCATCCGGTATCTATCAGATCCGCGATCTCTTTCTTGTGGTCCAACGCCCATTTTGATAGCTGCTTGGTTTTTTCAATAATCTCGCCGTATGCCTTGCCGAATCCCTCTCTTAAAACTTGTGTCGCTATCGTTTCAAGTGTTGACTTCGTTGCTTGCCATGACCTGTCGATATCGGACTGCGCGGCCCCGAATCCCTTTACGAGCTTCCCCAGCCACTCCCACACGTCACCGGCTTTTTTATGAATTTCAAGCTGTTCCTTGAAATTAGGAGTCATGGAAGCAACTGTCTTGGCTAATTGGTCAGAGGGTCTTGTTTGGCCCGTCAAAAGGGCTTTGATCTCCTGGTTAATTTGCCTCATGCGATCCGGCATGTCACCGACGACAGCGCTGAGGGCATTTGACATATCAGTAAAGCCCTTGACGGCTTCGGCGTTGGCATAGTTGAGCTTTACGCCCTCCCGCGTCATAGCCTGGGCCATGGCGATCAATTCCCTTTGGCTCATGGAGGAGTGCTTGTCTATATCCTCCATAGTCTTAACCAGCCCCTCGGCATAAGTTCGAGCACGCTGATATCCCTGGGCCAAAGATTCACCAGGGTTGAATTTCATCATCGAAGTCACGAGCGCGGCCATCGTGGTGATAGACCCGTTGTATTCGTCGATGATGTTCATACTCTTTAGCATGGCCGAGCCTACCGCCCCTATTGCCGAACTCAGCACGTAATACTCGGCGTAAAGACGTAGAATTGACCGGCTCAGCCCCGCCATGCTGCTTTGTGTGGTTTTCGTGTAAGCCTCGGTTTTTTGCAAGCTGGCATTCATCCCGGCAAGCGACCCTTCCATCTTGGTGAGGGACGACGAAAAGGACGCGCCAAGCTTGGTCGCTTCCTTGTTCAGCCCCTCCAAGCTGGCTGCTGTCTTCTGAATGGTGACGTTGCCCTTGTCGTCAACGATGAGGTCAATCTTAAGGCTTGGCATGGTCTCGCTTGTCCTCTAACGCCCGTTTGTACTCATCAAACAGGACCCGCACCTTGGCCTTGCACTGAAGTTGATTTGTGATGCCTCTCAGGTCCATTTCCATCTTTACCGCCAGCATATTGATATCGATGATGCTGTCAAAACCCACAATAACCTGAGTCTTCATTTCCAGAAACACGGCTATCGCATCACGGTTGGCCTCCATGTCCTCGGGCATGCATTCGGAACATGGAGGGCCGTCTATATCGTCCGCATACAACTCCCGGCATGGTTCGCAAGAAGGTTTCTCAACTATTCTCCTTGCGAACTCTCGAAGTTTTTTATTTCTTTTTCAGCTTCAATCCCCGCCTGCGCCGTCAGTTCCTTCAGGCACTCCCCAATGAACTGAATGAACGGGATAACCCCCATCAGCTTTATTTTGTTCTCATCGGTACAGGGAATGGCATCGCCGTTGACATCTATGAGATCCCAATCAACGATTGAGTCACAGTTGATCAAACGGCTGAATTCGTTCTCGTCGAAAGTGACATCGGAAACGATCTGCATCTGCCGTGATCGCTTATGTTCCACGGCCTTTTTCTCGACGGTGGTACACCGTTTGCGAAACTCTTCGATCTTGTCGGGAGGGCAAAGCCTGAGTTTTACCCTCTTTCCCGGAGCATCCCCGAACCACACGGCGGGGTTCAAATTGTCCATGTCGATACTGAAGTCAAAACCCATAAAACCCCCTTTTATACGGCTGCCTCAACCAGATCGCCGCTCACAACGCCGGTGAACGAAACCTTGGCCGAACCCGATTTGTCTGCGCTGATATCAAAGCCGGTGATGTTGACATATCCGACCTGAGTAGAATTCCCCGTGGTACTCAGGGGGGAGTGATAGCCGGTCGTCAGGTTGGGAACAAGACCCAGTGAACTCGCTATCCTGAGCGCCAAGCTGGTAATGTTCGTGCCGTTCACCTGAGCCCGTTTCAGCTTCTCCTGCTCTGCGTTGCTGATCTTGGCGATGCCGTCAAAACTGATCGATCCCCTTTTCCTGATGCCAAGGAGAATTTTTTCTGAGGTATCGCCGAATTCCGTATCGTCGATTTCCTCCGCTGCACCTGGGCTGTATTTCCACGTCCCCATGCCAGCGATAACCACCCCAAAAACCTCCACCCTACAGTTCTTTCCTTCAATCGTGGTTCCCGACATTGTTATGTCCTCCCTATGTTTGAGCTATCCGGGCAAAGAAAAAGGGACGGACACAGTGATGTGGTGGCACCACCATGCCGTCCCTTGGTTTCTTTCTTGATCGCCTCTATTGGGTTGGCCTACCCGCCAGAGGAACCCGATTTTGTTAAGTCCTTGTTATGTGTTCAACCCTCTCCTGGTCAGTCTTTTCCAGATTTCCCGAAACTCTCTGTTGATAACGATTTCCGCCAGGTGATCTATTTCAATAGACGTATCGGCCCATATCTGTACGCCGTTCCGTCGGAGATTCCAAAAGAAACCGATATCCTCACCCATGTCTTCACCGGATGGTGTTTTAGCGTCCAAGGTAAACCACGGCTCCACCAATTCAAGGACCGCCAGCATTGACACCATGAAGCAACCCGCTCCCCCGGCGTCCACTTCAATCATTTTGCCTGAGTAACACTCCTCGTCCGGTACATGAGAATAGTGGTCCGGGTCTTCCCCACGCATGAGGATCATTTCAAATGGTTCATAACGCCGATGGACGGGGGCTATGACGCAATCTTTGCCCCTTGCGGCCCACGCTATGAGCTTTATCAAAATATCCTGCGGGTATATCTGGTCGGTGTCCATCATAATCAAATGGCTTACCCCGTCCATAAGGGCCATTTTTATGAGATCGTTCCTGTTGTGTGCAATATCCCGCGCAAACTCTCCTATGGGAACGGTCGGCTCATATTCTTTGATAGGCGGAGCATCGTCCAATTTCAGGTAACTGTAAATCGCCTGTCTGTACGATGAGGAGAATCGTCTATCCGTCTTCGTGCCGGTCTCTGGCATGCCTACGCCTACCCTAAACCCCCTCCGCTGAATCTTGCGCCGATGATAGGTTTTCCAATCGGCTTCATAGGCTCCGTTGTCGTATGCCTTCTGGTAGCCTTCATCCCAAGGGTTTTTGGCCTTGTTGTTGATGTAATGGTCGTGAAGTATTCGGCAGTCTTCAGCGAACGCCCACCGGCCCATTTCAACAGCGATGTCTTGCAGCTCGTCGTCTCCGAAACAGTGATGAAATTCAGCCGAGAAGAAATTGCCGCCTGGTATGTAGTCGAGCATCTTTTTATGGGCCATCCAATGAGCGCGGGGGTTAAATCCATCCTCCCCCATCCGGTCATCTTGAGTACGGAGACCCACCACGCCCCAGCCGTCGGGAAGGGTGTTCATGGCTCTTACGGCTGACTCCATAAACCCCGGTTCCGGTATGGTGTCGTCGCCAAGGAACATGACAAGATCGCCCTTGGTTTTTGCTACCAGCCTTTCAACCATCTTCGGGCAGCCTATCCCGTCAGTATCCTGGTCAACGATGATCTCATAATCATCCGTAATAGCGTTACGCTTTATCGCCTCAATGCACACAGCGGCCTTCTCTGGACGGATAACGGGGATGATGATAGAGATCATGCCGTCACCTTTCGAAAAAGAGCGAGGCCACAAGGAACCGGGTGTTTTTGGGAAATAAACTCACCCACCACGTTCAAGCCCGGTAATTGCTTCAACTCCTCGACGACAGCGGGGACATCACAGCCCCATATATTCGTTGCCGTGTCGTGGAGCATGAGAAATCCGCCTTCTCTCAGAAATGGCAAATAGTTCTCAATGTCCGCATTAACACCTTGATAGCTATGGTCTCCGTCAATGACGAGGATGTCAAACTGGCCTTCTACTTGGTCAATTACGGTCTGGTCTCTGGAATTTCCTACGATCTCCTTTCGATTGATACCCTTCAGAATGTCGGGTCGAAGCTCATACTTCCAGTGCTGGTTATCGTCTATCAAGACAATATTATCGAAGCCGAAAAAATGGTTCAGCAGGTAGGTTGTCCCGCCCGCTGCTGCACCTATCTCAAGGAGATTTTGGACCTTTTCTCCAGAATCCAAAAGAACCTTAACGCACGGTGCAAGTTCATCGGGAACCTGCTGAATGTGAATGCCGCCCTCATAGGTGCCGCCGAAGACTTCAAGACTGTCGGAGCCAGCGTCTACGATGAACTGCTCAATGTCTGCCAGACTATGAACCACAAAACCTCCTATTCTAAGAGATCGTCGCCGAACTCGGTATCTTCGACGGCGGTAAATTGCTGCTCACACAGGAAGTACGGAAACAGTTCAAGGGCCTCG